TCTGCATTCTTTACAACAGAATTACCAAACCAATCTTTGAATTCCTGTGTCTGGCTAATAATGTCGGTAGCCGCTACAGCATCTTGATTGAACGCAGCCTGACCTTCAGCGGTCACTTTGTACATATACTTATTGTAGAAATCCATCGGCATAATGTTTTGATTTGCCGCTTGCGTTACTACGAAGTCACGTACTAACTGAGCATTAATTCTTGATACTGGATCAGCGTATCGTCCGGTCTGTTTAAGCTGCTGAAACATAATGTCTTGCACTTCCTGAGCAGACTTTATAAATTCATCATTTAATAGTTTTTTATCTAATGTAGCGGTTATCTGCTCAGACATTTCTGGTTGCATAGCAGTGGCCTGTTGAAGCTCATTAAGAGATAAAGTATCTACAGATCCCCTTGCATGAGGAGATAGTATCGCGCCAATATCCGTTCCGATAACCTTACCAATCCAATCCTTCATAGGGATTACGATATCACCGGTTATGTCTACAGAATTAACTTGATCGGTAATAGATGGCACAGCCTTACCTACCGCAACAGGATCTATTTTATTATCCAACAATACTTGTTTAAAAGTTTTTCTGTCTATATAAACATCGGTGACAGGTCCATTAGCCGTGCTTGCCATATGCTTGGCAACTGCATCAGAGAATTTGGCGAATGCCTCCGGTGACTTTTCTTTTAACTCTTGATTGCTTCCTACATTTTGTAGTTGTTCAAATTCAGCTCTTTGTCTATTTGCCTTTATGTGAAGAGCGGCATTGAAAATAGTTTGAACGGTAGCTCCAACGTATGCTCCAATTTCTCCGGCATTCACTGCCTCGTCCCATTTTATTTTAGACTCTGGGTTTGTCATTAAATTAGATAGGTCATGCAGTACATTTTCGGCCATCTCGGTGATTCCTTCGGCCGCAGCACCTAGAGTTACAGTAGTGGCATAATGAAGAAATTTATTTGAGAGCGCTAAAGCTTCTGGTGCCGCTATAAAAAACTTCGTTGCTAATGTATTTGTAACTGCGGTAATGGACGCTCCTGTCAATCTTTGCGCGGCTTTATTTTCCTCTGCAGCGGCTCTAGAGACTGGGTCATTTTTCTGCATCTCTTCTATTATGGTCGCGCCTTGCCCCAGCATTAATGATAATGATGTGAATTTAGCCATCGGAGAAACTAACCATAAAGCAAGTTGCCCCCCAGCTTGCCCAACTCCTTCCATTGTCTGCTCAAGCTTATTTAAGTTTCCGCTTGGTCGATAATATGCATTACTAAAATCTTCTATGCTTTTGCCTACCTTATATAGGCCAGATCCTAATTTAAGATCTTTGTCTTCAGTTGCTAGATAGGCCAGATCAGTTATGATAGTTCCTGCACCCTTAATACCTCCTCCGAACAGAGTCCCAACAGCTCCAGATGTGACCGCGCTAAGCGCCCTTGATGTTTGCTCAAGAATGCTTAAATCCTCTACATAAGGATGTGCAATACTAGAAAATTCTGGGTCAGTTAGTTGACTCTTTAATACAGAATTCATCCCGTTATCAGCGATTTCCTTTATTCTTGCCGCTCTTAAATCTTGGTGAATCTTCTCTCTATTTCTAGAGACAAGGTCGGCTGGGAGTCCGGTCTGTATTGCTAGTTTCTGGTCAGACGACGCTACATCTGAATTAGACTTAACGGCATTATCTACAGAGATAGTTAGATTAGAATTCTGTTCGGACTTTAATGAATCCAGTAGATCATTCAATTGTTTATTCGATTGTTGTGGGACAGAAAAGTATCTATCACCCTTCTTTTGTATGTTAGATCCGCGAGCATTCTCTGCATCAATCGCTTTATTCCACGTTGGGTGGTTAGACCCCTTGAGCATGATATAGCTACCCTGCGGAAGTCCATGAGTTGCCATTTCCTCTTCGGAAGCGGGAGCGACAGAACCCCAATGGCCAGCATTTTCACCTGTTCCGTTTGGACCTAATCCAGCAGACAAAGCCCTGTCGTAATCGTAATCCTGACCATTTGGATTAAACTCAGGTTTTTTGCCATAAACAAACAGGTTTAATTCCATTGGATCTGCCATTTATTTTGATCCTTTCATTGCGGAATCTATATTTTTAAGAGTCTCAGGAAGACCTCTAGCTCTCAATAATTTAACTGCGGCTTCTTTGCCTGAGAAATTTTCGTACGGGCTAACCTCTTTATTACCTAATAAATTCCATAACATACCCGGAATCTTTATTTTCTCCATTAAGACAGAGTCTATTATTTTTTGTGTTGCTTCAGTCCCTAGGCCATTCTTAGATCCAATCCTAGCTTGCTCGGCAGTTATCCTTTTTTGTATTTCAAGAGTCACATTGTAAGCGTACTGCTGTTCATCTAAAGTTCCGCTACCTTTTTCAGGCACAATTTTTGCTTTTTTTAGCCCATTACTTATTTGATCTTGTGTTGACACTATATTGAGCGCGCCCTTCTCCTCTCCACCAAGACCAAGAGATCGTCTATCTAGTATTGCTTTGTAATCATCGTTATCAAGTTTTGCTCTAAAGTTAATAGAAAAATCAGCGTCGCTGATCTTGGCCAAGGTTATGGGATCTGCAGCAATTAAAGTATTGTAAGTATCGGCATCTGTTTTAAACTGCTTTCCGTCTCGAACATACTTGTTTACTTTGTCCCATAATCCCGGCACTGACTTGATTGCTAATTGCTGGGCTGCTGGCAAGTCTACAATCTTCATAAATGGATTACTGCTTAATGATTGATAAGCACCTAACTCTATACTTGCACTAGTCTCTGATACTTTTTGTTTATACTCTGACTCTAATTTATTTATTTGTTGTGATGTGGCTCGATATAGATCGTCTGATATGGTCTCCTTCTTTAACCTTCTATCTAGCTCAACTTGTTTTTGCTCAAAGCTACCCGGTAAAGTGTTGGCCAATACAAGTGAATCTTTGGAGATCGAAGCCACTCCGATTAATCGGTTGAGTTGATTCAGAGTTGTTTGATCTATCTCATCTTTGTTTGCTTCTATGTATCCCTTTGCAGTGATGACCTTTCCTTGAGTAACCCAGTTATTAATAACGTCCTGAGCGACTTTAGTATTCGCATTCATAAGCGCATTTTTGTAAATAGGATCTTTTTCACCTATACCGAGATTAGCAAAGTGCTGCTTTATTTCTTCATTCCTAGCGCCAGTGTAGGCGGCCACCTGCGCCGATAGCTTTCCCCTCGTTGCTGGATTGTTTTCATTCTCAATCATAGCAGCTACTATATCATTATTGCTGGTATTCACGCCTGCTACGAATACAGACTCTTTATAAACTTTCTCTTGTGTTAGTGCATGAGAATCTACAGTTTGCATTGCGTGTTGCAATCTAGCACTAGCAGACCTAGAAACAATTGCAGCTTCCAGCGAATCCTTGACATTATTTGATATGAAATCCTTTGTAGATTTATTGAGGTCTTTAACAAAAGACTCTCTCTGTTCACCAGCAATTTTCCCAGATAACGATAAGAAGCCAGTTTTTGGGTCAGACAGTCTCGTTCTTATATCATCGGCTATCTGATTGTCGAAATCTTTCGCGCGAGTTTCTGCACGGTTTAACATAATCTGGTCTGACATAATCTTTATATTGGCACCAGCACTGACCAACTTATTTCCAGAATCAACCATCTGTTCTGCTTGCATGTTGGGATACATCTTAATGTCAGCCCCTTCCCTTATTCCGGGATTGACTACGTTAAGACCTTGGCTTAATTCAAATGGAACTCTTGGCATCTATATCACCTTTTACCCGAACGCCGCGCCCGGATACCTTTTTAACATTTCCAATCTGTACCATGCTTGAGCCACACTACCACCTGAAGACATGAGATTTGAGCTTGCATTGCTCCACGGACTTATCTGATTGGCTGCTGAACTTGCCCCGAAAGATGAAACTCCAGCCATTGCAGACTGTGCTTGATAATTCTGAGCTTGAGTTCTTGCCGCCCATGCCGCCCTTACTGTGTTTGAATTTATAGTCAATGCGTCAGTCTGTTTCATTAATTCTAGAGACGCTAACTCTTCGGCATTAGATCCGGTTCCAATTTGACCACCACGAGCCGCTTGTGAAACTTTTGCAGATGCTTTTACTTGACCCGCTCTCAGAGTCATTCTGCCAATATCAAACTCTCCAGACTTCAGTATTTGCTGGGCTGTACTTTCCATCGCCCTAGCATTCAGTGCTGACATTTTTTGCTGATAGTCGAAAGTCATTGCTTGAGACTTGAGCTGATTCTGTTGGGACTTGGCCGCATAGAATGTTCCGATACCGCTCTGTATCGCCCCCATTATCGCCATTCCAACGCCAAGAGTACCCATTGACATAGACGATGATGCTCCGGCCTCAACTCCGGAACCAAATCCAGTAGGTATTGTGGTTGCTGAACTCCTGAAAAAGCTTGGGTCAAGCATCGAGCTATTCATTTCACCAATCATTAGTTCTCCTAATTTCTATATATTAAAACATTCATTCTTAATAATACGGATACTAACTTCCAACTGAAACCTCAATAGTTAAACCAACCACACTGAGCGGTAGAGGGTCTAACTGACGGATGTAAACCTGACCACCGTCTGCCCATGTTGGAGTAGTCATTACTAAAATTTCTTGTGATTTCAGTGATGGCGCAGATCCATAAGGCTCAATGGTTCTTTGTTTTGCCTCAACAAGGTTGTCCTCATCTGGGCCTATGAATAATCCAGACGATCTGTAAACTCTGACCCATGCCTTGTTTATATTCTTGTACCGTCCTTGGCCAAATGCGCTGTCCATTTGAGAGGCCGCTGGAAGTGTTTGTAAGTCTGCGGTAATAGGTAGACCTATGACAATATAGGAACCAGCCCTATCAAGCGTTATAGACCCACTAGCGACTGTTCTCTGTGGATGTACTGCCCCATCCGATAGAATATTGACTACTTTTCCTTCAATGTGAGACAGGCCAGTAATTATATTTCTAGCAAACGAGTAATCTGTTGTTGCAAAGTTTCTTAAAGCGACCTCAAGCACTTTATCAATTCTCGCTATCGCAACGGTAGTTGATGAGGTTGCTGTTATTAACAGATGGTATTCGGTAATTCCGTTTGCGCTATAGATAACTATTTCGTCTCCGACATCCGCCTGTGAAGGATAGTTGAATATTGCTGTCGATGCTGTAATAGTTAATGGCTCGGTCGTTCCCCATAATGTACCGCCGCTCACCGTGACTGTGGTTGCAGACAGATTCGTTCCGTCATATATTGCACCACAATCAACGAAGTATGCGTTTTTTTGTTCTGCAAATATTCTAGGTTGTTGTTGTTCAATGTATCGTTTTGTAACTGAGTTAATAGTTCTTTTGACTATTACGTAAAGAACATCATTCGTTCCTTCTGCTACCACTGCACAACTTTCAAATGTTCCGTCAGTGTCATGCCAATGCCATGCCCCGATACTTTGCTCTGGAATATATGTAAGACCGAGCAGATCTCCGGTGCTAGATACCATCCAGATTAAAGGTAACGGAGATTTTGAGTAGGCCATATCGCTTACTGTGTATGTGTCAAACAGGTGAGCCGCTCTAATTGACAGATCACCGGTGATGAATCCTTGCGCTTGCCAGTTGTAGCCGCACTCACGAACATGCCCACCTCTAGATGATGCGTACACCAGTGTGTTATTAATAACTACCGGCTGAACATTGCTAGATCCGACATAGCTTTGTGGTCTAACGCTGATCGTTGATGGCGTAATTGCATCTGAATTGACTGATGTAACTCTCCATTCTGCGGCCGATGTTAGAAGAAGAAGTTGGGTAAGTGGAATAATATGTCTAATCGTATTCGCTTCGCGAGCGGCTACTTTAAATGCGATCCTGTCGTCATCTTTAATCGGCAGAGAGTATGACATATCTGATTCAGTGCCAGACCGTGTCATGTAAATCTTTTGTGGTTCTAATATAGTTCCTGCGAAACATCTTCTCTGTTCATAGTACGATACGGCGGCTGGGTAATTACCCGCTGAATTAAATACAGTCTCGTACGTAGGTGGAGTGACTGCAAGATCCGGAGCAATGTTGTCATCAACAATTGAAAGGCCGCTAGTTTCCCCAATGTAACCGTATATTCCGCCCTGTAACTTATAAACTCTATAGCTACTTGCTGAAGCAACAGCATCCCAACTTATAAAATTAGTACACCCAGTCTCAAACAGATTCGATCTTACAAACGCAAGTTTTACAGTACCACCGGCGACCCATGCTGCCATTGCAGAGGTATCAACAGCTACACCGGCCTCAGTTTTTAAAGAAATTGTTGTCGCTGAAGGCACTGTATTAACTAAGTAGAAGTTTCCATTTAATGCTGTTGGGCCAGTCGTGATTCCAGAAATGTAAACTCTGTCGTTAATGGCAAGACTATGAGTAGCGGTTGTTATAACGCCCGGATTGGCGGCTGTAATACCAGTTATATTAAATGAAAGACCAAGCGCATTTGTACTTGAAGCAGACTGACTTATCCCGTCAGAACCCACTGCTGTTACGCTATAGTATGCGTTGTATCTTCCTGTTGTAAATCCTGTAGATGTTACTAACGGGTTAGGAGGAGGTGACACAAGAGGGGTAAAATTTATTGTCGGAAGCGTCCAATTGGTAGCGCCATTTCTTCTTAATTCTCGTGGTGCGTACACTGGGTGAACCAAAGTAATAATGTCCGCAGATTGAACGTAATGGATATCAAACAGATCTGCCGCAGCGTATGGGTTCGGTATTTCGTAATAAATACTTGGCAATGGATACCAGTATGTCGCGTTAGGTGGCGCGTTGCCAGTGGTTGCCAGTATGCAGTAATAGTTTACCCCTACCGAGCTTACTAACCCGCCAATAACGTACGAAGTTGCGCCGTTGTAGGCTGCCGGTGATCCAGCTAACAGAGTTGCGCCTTGCGTATGGAATCTAAAATACCCAGCACCCATCTCAATCACCATTGTCTGTGTGGTTGAGTAAGTAAATGGTATTAATCGAGTCGCTACGTTTGAGTCTTTAACTTCATTTATAAATGCAAATCCAGCCCTATTCTCTGCTGGCCCTTGTGGTCTAGCAACGAAGTTTCTACACTTAGCTAATCCACTTTGATATTTAGCGTCATCAATTCTGCCAAACATATCAGGTGACATCTCGCCGCCAGAGAACGATCCTTTGAATATTTTAATATTCGGCATCTTATCGTCCAGCTACCCATGAAACTATATGTCCCGGTTTTACTAATCTATCATCTGAATCAGTTTCCTTTGCTTTCTGTAAAAAGATACCCATCATTTTTATGCATCTCCCAGCTTCAGCCGCTCCGACATCACCTTTGATGATCGGACCTGCCAACATTGAAGCTAAATGCCAAGACAAAGTCACTGTAAAAAGGGCTGTAAATCTTGTAGTGTCGGTTATAGAGGCTGAATATCTTAATACTGCATCCTCTTGATTTGTAAGAATGATGTCTATTCCAGTATCAGAAGATTCAACTTGAAATGGTTGTGGAATGTATTGTCCACCTTGCACCAAAGGAACATTGTTTGCTGTGTATCCTAGCGTATCCACCGGCGAGTATATTGAACTGTAATCTGAATTTGAATCTGGTGGAATGACTGCGATACATTTTATTGTATTATTTGGCATCGCGTACACATAATCCCACTGGGGTACAGTAATGGCTAATAAGTTAAGAGTGGCTCGTTTTGTTGTAAACGACCACGGATGCATTTCTAACAGAGTGTCTCGTGCTATCGGATAGAAACGTGCCGCATGTTCTGACTGAGCGGATCCTTCCGGAGGGTATAAACTTGTTACTGTTGCGTTGTCTCCAAGGTTTGCCAAAGCGAGATTAACAATATCTATTTCTGATGCCATAATTTCCCCTTGGTGAAAAGGGGGAAAGGTTTCCCAAATCCCCCTTCTTTATAAACTAGAAACGCACCACAACTATTTTTTCTTTGCTTCCTTTACTTCTTCTTTAGCGTCCTCTACCAGTTTAAGGTTAGAACCCGGTCTGGTATCGTATTCAACAATCTCGCCTTCTTCACGAATTCCATTGTTGATAAATGATTTCTCTAAAACAAGATATTTAGGCATGGTTAGTTTCCTTTAAATTATGTTACTGAGAACCCTGATGCGTAGAATTTCTTACCATCGCCAATATCATTAACTAGATCAGCGGTCACCGTGCCAGCAGAGTATGTGCCAACAATGGTGTATCGCGTACCAAGGTACCGCTGCCCTAAACTTGCCAAGGCTGGGTTTACTCGTACAGCAACATTTGTACCAATCGTTAAGGATGCGGTGACGATTGCATCACTAGATCCGATAACAGTTGGTGAGGTCAATGCTGCTGCGGCTGAACTGATAACTTCAAATTTTACACTAGTACCACCAGCAGCAGCGGTAATCATGGCAAAGTTGAAGTATAAGTCGTCACCTTCACCCATGTCCCGCGCTGTGCCTAGGTCAATGGTGTCGGTGCTAACTGCTGTGGTTGTCAACGCTTGCGCGGTTGAAACCCGTAAATTGATATCTGTAATCATCTTAATTCTCCTCTGTTATCTAAGTTAGGACACAACTGATTCTGTGTTAAGCAACGAATCAACACGGCGCAGTGGAACTCCAAGGAAGCTCAACCATGAATCGGGTTGGCCAAATTGGGTTAGACCTTGCTCAATCTTCAGAACGTATTGGCTCTTGTCCAATGCAGCTAATGCTAGACCTGAGTGAACAGTACGATTCATGTAGAAAGCCGGACGACCCATACTCATGTTAGGGATGCGATACAGTGAACGAGCCATCAGCTTAATCAACGCGGTTGAAGCGGTTGAAAGTTGTGTGCCTGATTGAGCGATAAGATCACTGACATCGATGTTAGGGATACGAACAACATATCTCCAATCCTTAACAACCAAGCCATTCTTCCACTGGTAACGAGTAGCCAATGCTTGCATACGAGTTCCATCTGAGTTGTAGACGGTTTGTTCACCTAAATCTTCGTGAACTAGACCAGCCTTAGAACCTTTAGGGAACGGGCAGTAAACAGTGTTGTCACCCCAAACTACTAGATAAACAGAAGTGTTATCTGAACCAGAACCACCGGCACTCATAATGTTTTGTGCGTTACCGCCAGACAAACTTGAGTAGCGTGATGCCAATCCAAGAAACTGCTTAGGATCAGTGCCGGGGTTGCCGTAGAACATAGTCGTTGCTTGGGTTTGATTCATTGCTTCCAAGAACGCTTGATCTTCGGACAAACGGAACTGACTGGTATTTCCATTCAACATTGCCAAGTCTTTATCGACTTCTGAACGGGCTTCCAATATATCGCAAGCTTCATCCACTTGTGCCGTGGTTGATTTGCTGTTCGGAATACCTTGGTTCAATGCGCGCCAGTAAACAGTTGGCAGACCAGTACGGATAACAACACGTTCTCCGGTTGGTAGATTGCCTTCTTTAAATACTGCGTCTTCCAAAATTTCGTTGCTTTGTGATAACAGTTCTGCAACGACTGGTACGTTCCCATTTGGGTCAGTACGTTTTGCCCAATCCGCAAGGGTTAGGGCTGTTGCTGATAATGTAGCCATTTTTAAATCTCCTTTTTAATGCTGTTGAGTAGGATAAAGTGAATCGGCATAATCAGCGTTAGACTTTGCTGAATTTTTGCCACCTTGACCGCCACCGACAAATTTATCTTCGCCAATTGCTTTACCGGCTCTATAGAAAAATCTGATTATCTCAGGGTGATTTCCAAGTCCCGATTCATTCAATAACGAAAGTAAGCCCGGCGTCCCGAACTGATCTAAACTTTTCTTAGCGATTGCAAGGTTTTCTGTGAGTCTTTCTCCACCAAATTCCTTGTCAGCTTTAGAATCATTAGTCCATCCAGTACGCAACTGATCCAACTCACGAACTTGACGAGCTTCGATAGGTGGACCAAGTTTCGATAATAGTTTCTGTGCCGCTTCCTGAGACAAATTCAACTCCTTAGCCACTTCAGTATAAACCGACATCACATCTGGGTCGTAGGTCTTACCCTCTGGCGGTTTAAAATCATAGTTCTCAGGAGAGCCATATCTGACATCTGCCTGTTGGCTAGTTTGCTGACTCTGCTTACCATCTGTAATGTTGGGCAAAGCTTGATCAGGTGCTGCTTGCTGCGTTTGCGCTTGCTGGCTTCCTTGCGGTTGCTGGCTAACGCTACCTTGCGAAACAGATTGGCTTTCAGTGGTCGTTGTGGCCGATTCCGTCATCGTTGATTCTGGCATTTTGAGATTCCTTTAACATGGTTGAATATAATTCTGGACATAAAATATGAATCATTGCGAGCGTACGATTACCAAAATTTCTTTGTCCCTCGTTAAACGCCATCGTCATTGAGTTGCTGTTAAACGACAGCCTAAATACTCCTGACTGATCCAAAAGTCGCCAAATTATTCTGCGCCCTTGTTTGCTCTTCATTAACCACTTGATATCTATTTCTTCGTTTTCAGATTCAATTTTATCGCGTGTTTCTTTATCTGTTTTTGCGCGATCTTGTTCTCGTGTATCAAGTGGGTCGTAATTATTCATTCCTAATATAACCCTACAATATTTAGTTACGGATATTTATTTAATATTTTCTTGGTTTTGGTGGTTTTTTACTTTTGCCTATCATAATTATCTCCTGTAGTTTATTAATTATCGGTTACTTGTGGGCCGTAAAGCATTGCTGCCATTGCGGTGTTATCTGACTTGCCTTCTGCTGGTAAAATTTCCATGTCTGTAATCTGCAATCCAACACAACTGTCTTTTCTCTGACCTTGAGTATCGTGTGAACTAACAGATTTAACGAATACACTGGCATGAAGCATCATCTTTGACCCTACTTCAGGCAACGCTGTAATATTTAATTTGGCCAGTTCATCGGCTCCAAGATTTATACACAGTCCGTATGGATATTCTGGAGCGTATTCCTCGGCATATTCCATACTTTCTTCAACCGACTCTTTTTCACTTTTCATATTGACCATTGCCATTTTAATTCCCCTGTGGAGTGTTGTAACCGCTAAACATGTCAATTACATTTGTTAATGCGTTTGGATCTTGAGTCGGTGATTGTGCCAAGTTCTTAATAGTTTCAGATGCTTGTTGCGCTTGCGCTTCTCTTTGTTGTGCGGCTATTGCTTCTTGCCTTGCTTGTCTAATCATTGCTACCTGTTCA